ACAACTTAGACCAATCTTTGTACTTACGAAAAATATTGATTTAGCTCCGGTAAATTGGGTAATCAACGAGGCCGGTAACGGCGAGACGTACACTGTCAAAGAAGTAACTAAAAAAATTAAGGGCGACGGCCCCAGACATGTCGGCAATTACGGCCCGGAGAAAATTAAGGGCGTTTACTTTGAAGGCATGATCATGGGCGAGGCATTACCGCCAACTCCTGACCCAGAGCCGGGCGACGATCTCTACGACCATAGTAGTCTTCGTAGGCGGGAGTATGATAAGGACATACCTTTCGGCGATCAGGCGGACGCGCTCTTAAAATGGACAACTGCAATCCGCATGAAGCAGACGGCGGTTGATAATGCCATCGACGGTATAACATCGATCACTGACGATGATGAGAAGGCAGCGCTCAAAACAGCACTCGGACCAATCTTTGATCTCCCCGCTGACTTGGATTCCATTATCGGTAAATGGCTTGCCGTCAAGAAACGCTTTCCAAAAGAATAGGGGCTGACATGTATGAATTGAAAGTAGAAAATGGAACATACACGGAAGACAGTTTATTATCTTTGTTGTGGACTGTATTTCGCCACAGGCTCCACCATCTGAAAAAAGGCGAAGGTTTTACAGATTGAAAGATTACCCCAAAAACCTGATTAGAGGCTGATATGCGTGCCACAACTCTGCTATTTGCTGTAACGATTACTCTTTTGCTTCCTCTGTTAATTGCGCCAATGGTGACAAAAGCGCAGTCGGCGGAAGAAGAATATTTCCAAGTCGCTATACCTCTTTTGTGCACGGACACTAAAGTAATGTTAGGAATGTTAAAGAAGCATAACGAGGCAGCTATGGGTGGAGGAGCCTTAACCTCCCTCCCAGATTCACATGTATTTGTTTATCGAACTGAAGATAAATCAACATGGAGTATTGTGTCCCATTATGGTGACGGTACGTCCTGTTTCTTAGCAGTTGGTGCCGATTGGTTTTTAGCCAATCCTTTAAAAGGAGATGGTATATGACCCGGAAAAAAGATAATAAATGGAGCGCATTGTTTCATTATCTGCCAGCCGGAACGTTGATTGGTGGTATTTTTGCAATGGGAGTAGCTTGGCAAGTTAGTGTTAATGCGGCGGAACATCGTGAGCGCAACACCATCATCATTAAACAAGTTAAGAAAACTAATATAATGCGATACATAGCTATACAGAAAGAACTGAATATTTATAACGTACAGATTAAAGCACTCAACAAAAATGAAGAACGTGCGTTTAAACAACGCCAACAGATCATTAAATTAGTAACAGCGCAAAGTCGAAAATAACAAGAGACTGTCTGTATTAGCTAACACGAACAGTGATAGGATTAGTAAACTTGAAGGTATGCACAACGGACAGCACCCGCCTGTATTGTAATACACCAGATATAAGTTGACTTTTACCGTAAACTTTGGTATAATTAATTAACGGCTTTGTTAGGGATAAAAAATGACAATCGAATCAGCAAGCTACATCTCCCAATTAGTAACCACTAATCCAGCAGCAACAGATAATATCTCAGAAGGGGATGATCATCTTCGGTTAGTCAAGAGCGTCTTAAAGACACAGTTTCCAAACTTGGCTACAACTGCTGTAACACAGAGTTCCTCTCAGCTTAATAAGTTAGGTTTTGAGGCGGGGGCTATTATGATGTACGCTTCTAACTCCATACCCACTACTGAGACAATCTCCGGTGTACGTGATTGGTTACTATGTGACGGTACTGCTTTTAGTACTTCAACGTATTCCGCTCTGTACGCTGTTGTGGGTACAGTATTTGGAACATCTGGTAGTGACTTTAAAGTACCTGATTTTAGATCCCATGTCTCAATTGGCGTAGGTGGTTCTAACTCTCTAGGTACTTCACAAACAGCGGTGGCAGCAAGCGGTACTGCTGTAGTACCTTTAATCCCAATTAACTACATAATTAAAACCTAATGTCAGAGATAAGTGTGCAAGAGAAAGCCTCTCAAGCCTCTGTCTTACTAGGTAGTGAAGTTTTCATAGATATAGTCGCAAGTATAGAACTATCCTTGATAGAACAGTGGAAGCACGCAGATAATAGCGAGGACAGGGAGCATTACTGGTACAAAGTACAAGCACTACAATCTGTCATCGGTGATTTAGAAGCGTGCATTGATAGTAATAAAATTGAAAACCCAATAGGAGTTTAGTAATGGAAGACCAAGTGACCAATCCTGAAGATAAGGAAGTCCCGGAGAATAAAAATATGCTTGATGTCATGTTCGGAAGTGAAGCCACTAATCCAGAGCAAGCATCTATAGAAGAACCTCAAGAAGAAGATCAACTCGTTCTGACAGAACAGTCGGAAGAAGCAGACGAAGTGGAAGAGGAAGAGTCCGAAGAGGTTCAAGAAGTAGAGTTACCCGAAGACGATGATTCTGAAGAAGCCCCAGAGAGCTATACCGTAAAGGTAGATGGCGAAGAGTTTGAGGTCACACTTGATGAACTTAGAAACGGGTATCAACGGCAATCTGATTATACCAGAAAGTCACAATCTGTAGCAGAAATGCGTAAGACCTACGAGGCGAATGTACAAATCGTTCAAGCAGAGAGAGAAAAGTATTCTCAAGTACTTGCGAACATGGAGCAGTATCAAAATCTAGAACTACAAAAGTTCCAAGAGGTTGATTGGGCTTCGCTCAAAGAAGATGATCCTGTAGAATACATGGAGAAACGGATGGAGTTCCAAGATGCTAAAGATAAATCTTCTCAGATTCAGCAGGAACGACAGAACGCATACGCTAAAACCCAACAAGAAGTCCAGCAGAGTATTCAAGAAACCCTACAATCAGAGGGTGTTAAACTATCCGCTGTGTTACCTGAATACTCTGATCCAAGTTCTAGTCTTAAAAGCGACTTGCGCGAGTTTGCTTTAGGAATGGGATTTACTGAAAACGACATAAACTCAATTGCTGATCATAAAGTTGTACTTGTATTACACAAGGCATTTTTACAAGATAAAGCAAATGCGTCTAAGACTTCTAAAGCATCTAAAAAGTCTCCTAATAAAGTTCTCAAATCAGGGAACCCTGTTAGTAAGACACAACGGGTTAATCGCGAGGTCAAAGCACGAAGAGACAGGTTGTCAAAAACTGGTAGTAAGCAAGATGCCGTAAATGCGTTTATGGATTTAATTTAACACTAAAAGGAAATAGGTTATGGCTCAACCAACTGGTATCTTCGTCACGTATTCCGGTGTCGGTCTACGTGAAGATTTGGAGAATGTTATATATGACATCTCCCCTACTGAAACACCATTCATGTCAATGGGCGGTCGCAGCGATGCGGTTGCTGTTAACCATGAGTGGCAAATCGACTCTCTAGCCGATGCTGTGGCAACTAACTACCATGAAGAGGGTGCAACACTAACTGCTGCTGAACCCGCTGCCACTACCCGCATTGGGAACATCTGTCAGATCTCACTTAAAACCACATTGGTTTCAGGTACTCTTGATGCTGTTTCTAAAGCAGGGCGTAAAGAAGAGTTAGCTTACCAAATGACGAAGCGTGCTAAAGAACTTAAGCGCGATATGGAAACCACGCTTCTGAGTAACCAAACTAAAACAGCTATGGCAGCTGATACTACTGTCCGTAAAATGGGTGGACTTCCTAACTACGTTAAGACCAACGTAAGCATAGGTTCAAACGGTGCAGGTGCTGGTAACGGTGCTGCACGTACAGACGGTACTCAGCGTACTTTCACTGAGACTCTTCTGAAAGCTACTATCTTGTCAGCTTACTCAAATGGCGCTGATTGTAAGTATCTCATGATGGCCCCTGCTAAAAAGCAGATCTTCTCTACCTTCGTAGGTGTTGGTGGAGCTAGTGGTGTCTCTAACTTCACGCATACCGCTGATCAGCGTATCATTGGTGGAATCGACATCTATGTCAGTGACTTCGGCGAACTCGCTGTTGTTCCTAACCGATTCCAACGTGCTCGTGATGTATGGATTCTTGATCCTGAGTATTATGGTATCGCTTACTTGCGTCCCTTCGTACAAAAAGAAGTTGCTTCTACTTCTGACGGTGAGCAGCGTGCTATTATCACTGAATACACACTTGCTGTTAAGAACGAAAAAGCTCTTGGCGCAGTATACGACTTAACTTAGTAGAACGGTAATGGGTGGGGAGGACGCTCCCTGCCCCTACTTTACGAGGGTAATATGTCTGAAGATCCGATTAAAACCGAATTTAAGTATGACCACGCTGAGGACAAGGTGATCCTGAAGTGCACTCAGGACGTTGAACCTCTTCTAAAACTAAATAAACAAGAATTTAATAATGACTCCATGTACGGCGGAGTAGAGACTAAAGATAAGAGTATGCGAAAGGTCGCTAGTATCCCTCTTATTATTATTGAACGTTGGAAACGTGAACTAGGTATAGATATTATGAATAAGCATGATATGCCTAAGATCAAAAAGCTACTCAATGATCCTGAATGGCGTTTCCTCAGAACACATGAAAGTGTTATTTAATGGCTCTGGCTACATACACAGAACTAAAGACAAGTATTGCTAGTTATTTAAATAGGAATGACTTGACATCTACTATCCCTGACTTCATTAGGTTAACCGAAGGTAAACTTGACAGGGACTTGCTTCTTAGATCTAGTATTGTACGCGCAGATACAACTACAACTTCTGGGGTGGCCTTCTATAATCTCCCTAGCGATATAATCCAATTAAAGAACAT